CTGAAGCAAACTGTTTATCACTTTTTTGGCAGTTTGAGATAAACTTTCCGACAGTGTATGGATGCATTGGGTCATATTCAAATTTATCTGAATCCAGATTCTTTACACCCTTACAAACATCATGTAGCAAACATGCAGATATAACTATATCTTTTTCTTCCAAAGAAAGATTATAAGATTCACAAAGAAGATTAGCTATTCTGACCACTCTCTTGGTATGAAGAACATTCCCCCCTTCACCATGCTCATCTGCTGGGTGGTACTTTCCACTAAAGCTTGATGGTATTTTCCAAAAAGAATCAGCTTTTATTAATATGGATCTAATAAAAGATCTTATACTTTCGTCATTAATTAAATTAATTTCATTCAAAATAGAATCTAACATTTCATTTTCAGAGGATAGTGAACTATCTTCTTTTTGACTTGTTAAGATATCATCCAGTATTGATTTAGTCATTATTTTTATCCTTCTTCCATCCATCCCATTTTGAACACGGTGTATCAAAAGGGCACTTTTTACAGTATGTTATAAGCCCTCTTTTGGGGGCAAATATTTCGGTAGCTAATAGCTTCTCATGCCATAGTTCTAAATTATTAATATCAGAATCTGAAACTATAAATTCAAAAAAATTTAAATTTTGGCTCATTAAATCTATAATTCCAAATTTTACTTCAGACATTCTTTCTGGGTGTCTAGTTTCAAAACCTTTATACAATGCGGCAAAATCGATTCTATATTGATCTCTGTTGCTTTGTTTGTAGTTAAACATTAATTTAATAACATAAAAAATTTTATCTTTATATAAAATAACATCAAAAGTATCCGATATATTATTCCCTTTTGTTCCTGGAACAAAATAATCATCAGCAATCGCTACTGGGATGTAATTTGAATCACTATATTTTTCATAAAACATTAGTAGGGACGCAGCTGCCTTTGATGTTAAGCTAGACATGTTGCCATACGCTGTCTCGTGTTGCTCTGTGACAATGTCGTATGAACTTGTGCCCTTAGGGAACCACATCTTTTCCCATCTATTCAACAGTGCCGCATACGAGGGTACAATCCCAGATTGTTTTTTAAAAAAGAAAAAATAAATAATATTTTTTATAGTGTTTTCAAATTTATTTGTATAAATATCTCTTGAATATATTTTTTCTGGAGCTTTTTCCAGATGTCTATAATCATAAAGTCTTTCACATATTTGAAAATCTTTAAGACCATTTACTGTAATATTTGCCATTAGTGAAAATCCTTGCCGCTTAATAAGTCATCAAGCAATGAGTTGGATGAGGTATATGAACTATCTGTTACTGGCTCATATTCTTCATATGTTTTTTTGTAATCGACATACTTAACCAAAGGTGGATCATGGAGAAATGACGAACCAGTAATTCTATTTTTGGGTATCTGAAGCTGCATGATGTTTTCATCTTCTGTTTCATCATCTGTTGCTAGTCTCTTTTCGGTCAAGAATATTGTAACTGCACACTTTTGTTGAATCGTCAATGATCCACCAGTATCAGACTGCTGAACAACCTCACGCTTTTCTCTCATTCTATTTGCATTTTCTTGTGCCGTAATAATAAGCGCACAGTTCATATCTCTAGCTAATTTTTCTAAGCGAACCATCATCTCTTCAAATTCACTCCATCTTGGCTTGCCCTTGCCCCTAGTAAACATTGATTGTATGGTATCGATTATAACTACATCCGGCATCATGGAGTTCTGGCCTATTATATCTCTAAGCCAAAATTCTAAATCTTCAAAATATGGAGTATCAGGATCATGCCTAACCATCAATCTATTGCCCCAACTAGAAAGCTTTGATTTAAAAATTTCTAAATATTTAGATCTTTCGTCTTCGGACCACTTAGATGCTTCTAGGTATACATTTTTTTCTATTATCTGTGTCATTAGAATTCTTTCCCAGTGCCCAATTGCCTCTTCAAAATTTATATAAAGAACTCTATACCCATTGTCTAGCCAATTGTTGGCCAAACACTTTGCAAATGTACTTTTTCCTTTTCCTGAAGCTGCTATGATTGCGTGAACTGCGCCTCTGAAAAAACCACCCTCATCAGTATACCCCATAGCCCTATTGAGGGCCTTAAACTGTGTTGGTAAGAAGCTAGGAATGTCTAATAGGGAATCAACTCTTTCAATTATGTCAAGACCAGTCGTTACTTTATCTAGGGGATTGTATTTAATTTGGTTTTCTAATTCCCTAATTTCCGACGTAAGAGTTTGAACTCGTGCAATATCTTCTTCGGTTTTAATACCTTTTTGAGTAAGGATATTTTGTAGTTCTTGCAAATAGTTAATTTGTTTTCTTTTATTTGCTTTATGCTTAATTAATTCTGCTATAGCATCGGGGCTAGATAATTCTATGGTATTAAGAATATCTAACATTATTGTGATCCCAGGATTGCCCCCCAAAGCTTCGTATATATTGGAATCACTTTGCAGCCAAGACTTAAAGGCTATTGGATTAACTATATTTAAATTAGTTGCTTTGTAAAAAGATAAAAGGGCTACATAGAATTCATTAATTCCTTTTTCTCCATGAATTGTACCAACAATTTGTTCTGGAAGATTATCATAGAAATATGATATAGCACCCTCGTGCCTAATGGCCAATGCAAATATTTGATACTCTAAAGGTACAGAGTCTTTATTTATTTCGCTTGTTGGTTCCATTTTCATTTCTTTTTTGTTTTGCTAGTCTATATGCTTTTTTTCTATATTCAGAATTTTTCTTCTTAACCATTTTATAGGCTGTTGTGTCTACAACTTTGTTCTTAGGTTTATCCTTTGGGATAAACGGGCTATGCCTAATTGCTTCCATCATTCTTTCAAAAACAGACTCTTCTGTTAGTTTATCATTGTATCTGAAAACAACAAGTGCAATTCCATTTTGCTTGCAAAATTCCATTTTTATAATGTCTCTTTGAAGTGCTTCCTCAAATTCATATTTAGAATCAAAAAATCTTTGAGTATAAAAGAAATGCTGCCTACCATGGTATTCAGCGGCCACCTGATAACTTGGGCAGTAGACATCTAGCTTGAGTCTATCCCCAATATGAAATTCATTAATTATTTTTTCACCAGGAAGCAGCTTCTGCATTATTGCAGTTAGAGCTGTTTGTCCTCTAGACATTTTCTTCTTAGAATTTTTTAACCAGTTTAAACCTAATCTATTTATTTCTTTATTTAATTTATTTATATTCCACCCAAGCTCTTTACATATATCAGACAAAGACATAGATGTATCGAATAACAGATCCGTTAAATGCTCTACCTCTTCTCTATCTTGGGAATTATTTTGCATTTATTGGGTTTGCTGATTGATGATTGTTGTCCTTCGTAAAGTTTAAAGTTTTTCCTAAATCAATAATAGACATGTCTAATTCATTCCATATCTTGTGGGACAAAGCTAGTCCTAGTGAACTGCAGTCTAACAAACAGTATTGTACTTTGCCGTTTAAGTTTTTTAATTGATCAAATATTTCTTCGTATTTATTATACATACTTGTATATGATATATTGATAATATTTTTCTTTAGTCCAAGTACATTAGAAATTCTTTTTTGATCATGGAGAGAAACAACTACAGAAGGTGTATTTGTAATGTAAAAAGAAATAAGAGAATCAAATACTGGTTTATTATTTTCTAAATAATATTCAAATACATTAGGATAATGATAGTATATTTCTTTATTTAATCCAATTGTAGAATACTTACCATCTTGCACTTCCTTCATTAGATCATACGAAACATTTTTCATTACTCTATCACCAGAAAGATTAATGGAATTAATTATTTCTTTAGAAACATTTGATGGAAATGTTTTTTCATTTTTTTTATTTAATCCTATAATTGAAGATTTAGATATATTAATGAATGCAAATTTCTTATCACTATTCATTAAACCCGTTAATTGAATAAGAGATCTATTTATATTTTTCATATTTACTCCTTAAAGTCCAAAGTTTCCCCAGTTTATTAAAACTGGATTTTCATCTAATATAGAATTAATATGAGATAAATTATGATATTTACCACCATCTATCTCAGAATATCTTTTATATTTTTTTTGCTTATCTTCATCAAAGATATATCCGAGATGCTGCATTACGAGACCAGAATTTATCCAAAAGTTTCTTCTCTTGATCCATTCTGATACGTATGTTGGTTCAGACCCACAAGCCAATGCTCTGTCATTAAACTGACCACCAGGTATGAATCTAAATATTCTCGAACTATTATTTGGTGCCCAGAGTTTATCTACTCTATATTTAGTTTCATCCCACATGTGATAGAACCTAACATTAACTACATCTTGTTCAGAGGAATCTAAGACTGTTCTTATGTCAAGCGAATTAAGATTATCTAATCTGTAAAGCATCTCGTCGCAATCTATCGCGATAATCCAATCGCCCGGACTAGCATGTTTTTCTAGATTAGACCAGGCAGCTGTTCTTAGTCTTCCCTCGTGAACTGCAAATGTTGGTTCTGTAGTTTTATATACATGCGCATAATCTGATGCTATACCAGCGGTGTTATCTTCTGAGCAGTCGTCAGTAAAGACAATTTCATCAACTTGATTTGATATTCTACTTAATACATTTTTTAAGAATCTATCTTCTTCATTTCTTCCGACCATTTGAGCAATAATTTTTTGTTTAGACATTTTTATCCCTAAAATAAAGGGGGTGATAGTTATTAAACTACCACCCCCTATCCAATAATAATTAGCTTTCTACTTGCTCTCTTGCTTCAACAGCTGTAATGCGTTGAACATCAACATCCTTGAACAAGAGTTCTCCACGAGTTCCAGACAACTTACGCGAATTGCTAGATGCAATTTTCTGTGCCTCAGCTACAGTAGGTGCCTTAACGATTGACGTTGTTGTAATTGT